CTTCCGTATCAACTTAGAGACAGCGCGGCAGCGCATTTCGGTGATCTTGGATGATCCAGACGCCGACCCGAAAGACATCATCTCGATCTTCGACAAGCTGGCTAAGTACAGCGTAGGAGAGAAGCGGGATGGCGTGGTAGTCGATCCAGAGCTGCTCAACGAGTTCTTTGCCGTGGTAGGGCGCTTCATCAGCGACGAGAAGGCGCTGGAGACTATACGAACAGAATGGCTAGATGTTCTCGCAAGCAAGCTTAGAGCCTGACGGGCTACGGCAACGTGCCGTCCTCCAGGAATACGAGACCTTCGGGCAACGTGGCGTGGCGAAGGCACACGTCGAATATCAAGAGAACCCAGTGGGATGGTGTGTGGATAAGCTGGGTATCCCTGAGCACACAATCCGCTGGAGTAGCAACGATGGATACGACGGTTACCAGTGGGACGGTACTGTTGACCCGCTGTCCCAAGTGCTTGAAAGCCTTGCCGCCTGGGAAGATGTGGGAGTGGAGAGCGGAACCGGAACAGGGAAGACCTTTATCGGAGCAGCGATCGTGCTGTGGTTTCTGGCTTGTTGGGAGGACAGTATCGTCGTCACAAGTGCCCCAAAGCTCAGCCAGCTCACAAAGCACATCTGGAAAGAAATCGGAAACCACTGGCCTCACTTCCAGCGGCACTTTCCGCAAGCGGAGCTCCTGGCCTCTGGGGTAATACGCATGAGGCCTGCTGTCGAGGATAGAGAGACGTGGGCAGCGACAGCGTTCGCTTGTGGTGTTGGTGCAGAGGAAGCGTCAGCTACCAAGGCACAGGGTTGGCACGCCGAACATATGTTGATCCTTACCGAGGAGACGCCAGGCGTCCACCCAGCGATTATGACGGCGTTCGAGAACACCTGTAGTGCCCCGCACAACCTACGGCTCAGCTTTGGCAACCCTGACTTTGAAGAGGACGAGCTCCACCAATTCTGTCTTCAGCCACTAGTCACTCACATAAGGGTATCTGCCCTGGATCACCCAAACGTGGTATGCGACGATCCAAGTATCGTACCAGGAGCGGTAAGCGCATTCGCTATCGATCGACGTAAGGATCTGTACGAGCACATACCAGCGATGTACGAGAGTAGAGTCAGGGGCATCAGCCCCAGGCAGGCTACAGGTGTCGCGCTCAACTTCGTTGAAGCTGACCACCTGGAGAACTGGGACGACGCCAACATGAAGAAGCAGAAGTGGCCGATGTTCGCGGGGATAGATTTCGGAGCATGGCGATTCTCGTTTGTGCTCGCTGCCAGCGACCGTGCAAAGCGGCTACATATCCTGGACGAGTTATTCAGCCAGCAGGAGACCTTGTCGGTCAGGGCCTCGAAGATCAACGACCTGCTGACCAAGTACGGTGCTCCTACCAAGACGCCGATATGGGGAGATAGCGCCAACCCTCAAGACATCATGGAGCTCAACGCAGCATTCAGGAAGCTGGGCGTGAAGTACCGAGTCAGGGCGGTGGCTAAGACCTCGGCAGAGGGCAAGTCATTCAGGGCAGCGTGCGTAGAGCGGCTGAACGACCTACTAGGCCGTAGGGCTCTGATGTTCAGGAGAGGCATAGGCGACAAGCATCAGTGGTACAAGGGCGCATCGGTTGCCAGTAAGGGTAGGATGATTCAGGGATCGAGGTTGCTATGGGAGATCCGCAACTGGCGCTATCCTGACAGGAAGGTAGGTAAGGCCCAGCACCAGAACGTAGACGACGATAGTGCTGATGGAGCGGATGCCGTGGCAGCGTTACGTTACCTTGTGATGAGCTGGTGGCGAGCTGCTGCGTACCGACCACCTAAGAACAGCAAGGCCAATCGCAATAGAGACACTGGGCTCGAAGAGAAGTTCGAGCGCATAGCCCTACACAAGAGACAAGCGGAGAGGTATTCGTTTTGAGCAAGAGAGCGAAGAAGCGCAGGAAGGCACGGGAAGGCGACTACGATCGCAAGATGGTCACTGTAAAGGACCAGAAGGCCTTGCTCGTGGCGTACCATGAGCAATTCGTGGACCCGAGGATCCAGTTCCTAGAGGAGTACGTCTTCTACAAGAAGATGAAGCCCTGGGAGAAGGCCTGGTATCACTGGCTCAACATCCGTAGCTGGTTCGGAGCTCGGTGGCGGGCGTTCGACAAGATGCGCTATGCACGCAAGTGGCATAAGAAGAACGATGAAATCATGGAGCAGAAAACATGATCGATACCTTGGCTGACAAACTGAGAGAGATCGGCGTAGAGAACGCGCTGGTGATGGATGGCTACGACGACTGCGTGATAGGAGTGCTTGAGCGTTATGGAATGGAGCCGATCGTGCTTTATGATAAGGAGAAGGTGATCAATCGCATCATGGATCTATCTCCTGGTGGCACCTACGACGACGCGATCGAGTACTATGAGTTCAACCAGCTAGGCGGCTGGCATGGCGAGAAGACGCCTGGCTTCCTGGTGAAGCTCAATGGCCCGTACAGGTTTCCGGTGGTTAACTGATGGTGCAGGGCTTGAGCAAGAGCTCAACGCTTCCTGCGGTATCGATTGGCTTCGCTCTGAGCATCCTGGCAGCGACATGGATAGCCAGCGGCAGGTTCAGGGAGATGCAGACGATTGACTTACAGAACGCTACACTGATCGAGGACATACGCTCGCGTCAGTCCAAGTACATAGGAGTTTCGGGGTTGCTCACACAACGCATCGATGATCTGGAAGGCCGCATCAGAGACCTGGAAGTCGAGATGGCGGTACTCAAAGCCGAGCTCGCAAGATGAGAGGCATAAGGTTGCCGTGGGTCAGCCGTACCGCATATGACCTGGTCATCGAAGAGCGCGATCGTCTCAGGCTACAGAACGACGAGTGGCTCGATCATGCACGCCGAGTGCAACGGAGAAAGAGCGGTATGACCGAGTTACCGCCCCAACCGAGGGAGCCACAGCAACCTATACCATCGTCCTTGGCTTACGTCATAGACAAGTACGAATCCGAACACGTTCGCCAAAACCTACGCAATAGCGCCAGAATAGCTCACCATAGGGAGGGCAGGGCTTGGAGTGAGATTCAAGCTGAACTCGAATCTAGTGTTGGCATTGGCTGACGCACTGTTGACTTATATCTTCGACTAATGGCAACTCCCCTTAATACCACAGTCACGTCCTCTGGTCACTACGGTGGCGATGGTGTGTCAGCTCAGCCTGACAACCAAATGGATGCGATGGGTATGGGCGATCCGAGCGCGATCGCCAGGGACGTAGCCGAGTTCCACCGCAAGGGTCTAGACAGCAAGCGATTCCATGATCTAACAGCCGAGAAGTACCTCATCCACATCGATGGCGAGGGTGATAACCAGTGGGCTGACCTGTACAACGGTGAGCGCATCCAGATCCCGCACAACCTGAGCGGCGTACCACGAGCTCAGAACAACTTGCTGCGTCCGATGGTGGACAACATGGTAGCATACCACACGACGATGCCGTTCAGGTTCGTGGTAGAGACCAGGCCAGATCGCCATTCGAGAGAGTCTGGAGCGATCGACCAGGCATTCGCCAACTACATAGCAACTCAGCAGAACCTGAACAGCTTGTTCGCTGAAGCTATGTACATGGCATCGGCTTACGGTCACTGTCCGGTGCACGCTCAATGGCGTGACGATCCACAGTTTGACGCCTACCAGCCTGTACACGCGCTGGGTATGCAAGGACCACAGCGTGGATCGATCGATTGCTGGGTAGGAGACCCGTTCGACACGGTGTACTCGACTGGCGCAACTCGTGGCAACGTCGAGAGAATGACCTACGGGCGTGTAGTCAGCGCAGAGGGAGTGCGGCAGGCGTTCCCTGAGATACCAGGCATCGAAGGCAGCACGAAGCTCAACTCGTCTAGCAGGTTCCAGCGCACGGTCAGGAAGTGGTTGATGGCTGGCAACTCGATTCATGGCACCTCGGCACTGATGAGCGGCCAGGACGGTGAAGAGCTCATAGCATTGGTCTATCGCGAGATCGCACCAGCAGTGGATATGAACTATCCCTATGGACGACTTACGATGATCGCCCTAAACGGATCAGCGAGCACGGACAGAGCAGACGCAACTGGTGGTGGCACGAGTGGTGGCTTTGGTAACGCCGTGCTGCTACACGACGGACCTCTACCTGGTGGCACATTTAGCTGTGTACAGGTCTACAGCGCGAATCGCTTCGATGACGTGCATGGTAAGCCGTATGTAGCAGACCTAGACGAGGACCAAGTCCAGCTCAACCAGCTAGAGACGTTGGTCAACGAGTTTGTGAGACGTTCGGTCAGGGCTCCACTGGTTACTTCTGGCGTGATCGCTGACGACAGTGCGGCCTACATCGACGACGGTGAGATAGAGATCGATCCAGGCGCGGGCTTCGTGCCTCAGTACCTGGAGCTCCCCTTCCGTCACATACCGCTACTTGAGAACAAGATCCAGCGCATCGAGGCTGGGATGTTCCGCAAAGGTGGATGGCAGGCCGCTAGCCGTGGAGAGAGCAAGTCCGGTGACGCTGCTGCCAAGGTGGTGGCCCTGGCACGGGCAGATGACACTGTGCACGGGCCTACCAACCAGAGATTCAGGGAGAGCGCCGAGCAGTTCATGGGCATCTGCTGGAATCTAATGAAGGAATACGGCGATGTGCCGTGGCTGATCGACATAGCAGGAGACGAGATCGCTCACCTCATACAGCCCTACATCGACAGGAGCCAGCTCTCCGAGATGAAGCCGATCTACAGGCTCACGTCTGGGTTCGGTGCCACGACGGAGAACAAGGCCCAGACGCTGATGAACCTGTGGGGCATGGTAGACCCGATGACTGGCGAACGTGCGATCTCCACCAGGCAATTCAAGAAGCAATACCCAGACAGAAGCCTTTGGCCTGACGAGCTCGATCCACAAGAGATGCGAGAGCGTAGGGCTAAGGTCGTCAACCAGGGCATAAGGGAGGTAGTCAAGTCCTTCAGGGAGCAGTACGGCCTGGATCCCCAGCAAGTCAATGGTATGCAGAACCCCGTGGTCGAGCAGTCGGCTCAGCATCTTTGGCAGATGATTGACGCGCAGTACCCGATTATGATGGACGACGACACCACAGTTCACCTCGAAGCGTTGTCTACGATGACGCAAGACGAGAGCGAAGACTCGATCGTGAGAAGGCTAGCCATGCTTAGGCAGGATCAGTTCTTCAAATGGCTGAGCGGGCAACAGATGGCTAGAGCTGCACAAGCTGAAGCACCAGCTCCGGCAGCGGGTTCTCCGGCAGCATCGACATCCCCAGGTGGAGCTCCAGGTGGAGCGACTGATGGCGGCACACCCACGTCCGAGGCTATGAATACATCCACTACCGAGATAGCAAAACTGACTCAAGCAGCGCAGGGTGCTGCATAACATGAAGAGGTACTATGTCTGACACCGCCGCCGTAACGGCCTCGGAAGTCGCAGAAGCACCAGCAGAAGCTCCTGTAGTCGAGGCACCATCGACTCCAGAAGCACCGCCAGCAGTTGATAGGACACAGCAGACTGTCTCGGACATCAAGCAGGGTGCCAAAGAGCGCCTAGGTGCCAAGATAGAGGCAGCTCTTGCAGAGCAGGAAACACAAACAAATGCCGCTGACCGTATGCGCCAACCGAAAGGTACGCCGCAGGGCGGTCAGTTTATGAAAGAAGAACAAGCCGAGGAGTCGCCCGAAAGCTCGACTTCCGGTGATCAAGCCCCCGACACCCTAGCTACTTCAGCTTCTGAAGTGGCAATGGACGGGGCCACGGACACGCAGGCCACTACCCCTGACGTTACGTCCGTGACAGTCCCCGTCGCAGACAACCATCCCCTGCGACAGAGGGGGCGCGAGGCGTTCACGGTAGCTTCTGAAGATGAAAGAGATATCAGAGCTCTGCTGAACAGCCACGTCCGTAGGTCAGACCTCGAACAAGCTTCCCAGCACGTCAACGAACTTAGCGCCCAGCTCATGGAGACCCGCGCTGATGCTGACTACTGGAGAGAGCAAGCGAGTACAGGTGGTATCCTGTCTCCCGAACAGGAGCAGACATACCGAGACCTTCAGAATACCTATGGACAATCCGACGCCGATACCTATCGAAACGGCATCCTCGCCACGTCTGGCAACGAAGGGTTGCAGCAGGCGAAGATGGAAGCGCGTCAAAGCTATGAACAAAGCGTTGCTATAGAGCGAGCTCACAAGTTCGCTAATGACGCGATCAATGACGCGATGAATGGCAATCCAAGCACGAATGTGCCAGCACAGTACCCACTATGGACTGAGCCTCAAGTGAGGCAGGTTCTAGCGGGTTACGGTTCGATATGCGAGGCCAGAAATGAGGTTCCGACACCAGGGGGTTGGTATGAGTATGCGAACGCTGCTTATTCCCAGAACCCAGACGTGCAAGCCCACCAGGCCGTAGATGATGCTGCGACAAGGAAGCAGGAGCTCGCGGCAGCAGAGGCGAAGGTAAAGAAAGAAGCGCGGCAGCAAGAGGAGAATAACCTCCAACAGGCTGCCACTCGTCACGCGACACGACCAGGGTCTATCCCGAGTACGTTGGCGGCAGGGGTGCGCGATCATGGCACACCGACCGAGAACAACAAGCTCAGGTCTATGAGCCCTAGTCAACAAAAACGAGCCCGTCGATCCCGCATTAGAACGTGGGGTCAGCAGGCGTAAACATGAGGTTTTGACCTATGGCATTAGGATCACAAGTCTCCGGCCTTGAGGCGATTACCGACCTCACAGGGCTGGTACACGAGATCTATGCTGGTGAGGTCAAGCCGAACGTGTCCTCCTGGTCACCTACCAGCCAGCTCTTTCAAGAAGCTGGAGCAGGTGACTACCGCATCGATGGCGAGAAGCTTGTCTTCTCAGCCGATCTGACGTATGCGGGTGGGGCGATGGGTTCGGACGGTAACCTCCCCGACCACCAGTATGTTGATGCGGTGGAAGGGGAAACCACACCAGCTAGGCTCTACGTTCGTAGAGCAATCGATAACTTTATCGAAAAGCGTGCAGTGCGCGGTCCAGGCGCGTTCGGTGACCTACTCGGTCGTATGTTCGACCAGATGTGGGATGCATTCGGGCGTTCTCAGATCCGTCACGCTATTGGCACGTCGAACGGTACGCTGTGTAAGGTATCGTCTCGCACGAGCTCAACTGTGTTCGTTGTGAAAGACGGATACGGTCACGCTGACACACCGCCTCTCCTCCACATGGAGGTAGGCATGATCATCAACTGGGTTGATGTTGGCAGCTCGAATGCGTTAGCAGGCGCAGGGACCATCAGTGCTATCACACTTAGCACGAATACGGTAACTGTCACGACTGCTGGCACATGGGAGCCAGGCAACAGCCTGGCGGCTAACGATCTGATCGTTAACGCCACAACCCCGAACATCTCGACAGACTACTTCGCTTCAGAATACACGAATGCGCCTAACGGCTTGCTTAATATCGTGGACCCTGACGAAGATGCGACGACGGTGTTTAACATTTCACAATCGACCTATCCGCGCTGGAAGCCTTATCGCAAGGCAAGTGCAAGCTTCGATCACATCGAAGTGACAGAGCACTTCAGGCAGCTTAGAGCGAAATCCACCTCACCCGTAGGGCCGAGCACACACGTTTGCTGCGCCCAGGGTAGTGTGATCGCTGAGCTCGCCAGAACGCTCGTCGGGTTCCAGCAGCAGACCGCACTCGGACGCACGTTCGAGGGTGGCTACGAGGCCGTTAGGATCGCCAACATGGACTTCATTGAAGACGATTGGCAGATCCACGATGTACTCTACACCCTATCGGTTGAAGACCTCTTCACAGTCGATCTCGACGGTGAAGCCGATTACTTCGCTGAAGACGGCAGCCAGTTCAGCCGCCTGAGCGACTTCGACGGTAAGGAGTGGTACGTCAAATCGTACAAGCAGTCATTCAGCGATCGCCGTAACAGGCACGCTGCGTTGACAGGCATTAGCCTTGCTAACGTGACTGCTAGTGACTTCAGCCCAGTGCCTAGCTAATAGGTGTATGGGTAGTATGAATTAGTATCGAAACGGGTTGTTGGGCGGGGGGCACAAGGCCTCCCGCCCAGCCTCTAACGCCTTCTAGGCAAGGGACCATTTTCAATGTCAAGTCAGGAACTGAATAACAGGCTGCGTAACGCTCTGCGCGAGGTGAAGTATTCGCAGGAATTGCGGAACCTCATCAACCACACGACGGGCTCCATCTTCTATGTGGACTCGGGTAGTGGAGCTGCGGCCAACACAGGGGACGCCTCGGACGAGGCTCTGATCACAATCGACGCCGCGATCAACAAATGCACGGCGAGCAAGGGTGACATCATTTACGCGATGCCAGGACACGCTGAGACGCTCAGTAGCGCATCAGCTATCGCGGCAGACGTGGCGGGCATCAGCATTATCGGCTTAGGCCGAGGCACCGACCGCCCACAGATCACGCTCGACAATACGGCAGCGACCGTTGCAGTGTCGGCGGCTAATGTCACCATCCAGAACATCCATTTCATCAATGACGTGGACTCGCTCGTGGTGGGCATTCCCGTCACGGCAGCTCACTGTCGGATCGAGAACTGCCTGTTCGACGATGCCACGGCAGCGAAGAACACGTTGCACTGGATCACGCTTACTGCCGATGCGGATTATTTCGAGTGCATCGGGTGCGTGAACCACGGTACGGACACAGCGGGTAACACTGGGTTCCTCACCGGAGCAGCGGCTGACCATGTCACGATTCGTAAACTGGTTAGCCACGGCGACTTCTCGGCAGCTAACATCGACATGAGTGCTGCATGGACGGACTGTCTCATCGAAGACTGTGCCTTAGAGAACGCCAACGCTGTTGACGTGAACATCGAGGGGTACAGTGCCGCCACAGGGCACGTCAGGTACAACAGTTGCATGATCGCAACGAACGGCCAGACGACCTGGGTCAACACCGTTGGTTCGCTTAGCCTCTTTGAGAATTACGGGGTTAACGCTGGTGGCGAGACAGGTATGCTTATCGGTACGGCGAGTAGTTAAGCATGACTAGCAGGAGGACTCTTTAGATGGGTCTGATACACACTGTAGGGGGCTCGGAACAACGCCGAGCTCCCTACGAGTTCCAGGACGCTGTCGAGCTGCACTTCAGGAAGAGTGGCAGGCACGCTCATATCGTGTGGATACCCGAGCCTGTCTGTCAGTGGCAGATACGGATATCGCTCATGCCGGATGATCCGGTACTGGCGGCCTGGAAAGCAGGAGAGCTCGAAGAGGAGCCAGTCGAGACCGTCGAGATTACCTACTTCGACAAGGATGTCGGGCTGTATGTGGGTTACGAATTAGAGGAATTAGGTGTAAGTGGGTTGACTGAGATGCTAGAGAAGGGCGACACATGGAGTGGTCAAGGTGAGTTTAGTTCGATTCAGGATGCGTTGACCTGGCAGGTGGAGACTCAGCGCGACACAAAGGAGCGCCTACGCCTAGCCATGCGAGAAGAAGCATTGGCGGTTGGCAGAGATGTGCGTAAGCGTGTGATGAAGGAACCGTTTTTACCAATAGGAATAGACCTATCACAGTCCCCCCCTGAAGAGGGGCCGACACAGGAGAAGACACCATGAGACAGAGACTAAATAGAATTTCGAGACTAAGGCCACGCACCGTCCTAGGTGAGGACGAGGAGATCATCGGCACACATACCGATGGCCGCCCCATCATTGAACGCACCTACACGAAGGACGTGCGCCAGGCAGTGCTCACGGATACTGGTGAGCAAGCGTGGAAGATCAACCAGCTTGGTATTCCAACAGTGCCGATCTTCGAGATCCGTCCAGAGACCCATAAAGAGGTCTACGTCTGGGACGAGCTGCCGACAGGACATAACTACAAGAACTACGATTTCCGTGTAGATCCAGAAGAGATCGAGCGCGAAAAGAAGAGAAGTCGCGTCGATACATTGAAGGAAGAGTTCTTCGAGGCGGCAGAAGAGCGAGGGCTCAGTGCCGACGACATAGCAGGGTTCATCGCTGACGGACGAGAAGAGAACAAGTCCGACGCGACGGGATTCATAGAGGTAGAAGAAGAAGAGATCGCTGCGCTTCCAGACGATGCGCCGATGACAGCACAAGTTCCTCGAAGACGTAAACCCCAAACTACCGTGACCTAATGGCCGTACTCACCAATCTGGCAAGTCTACAGCGAGCGTTCTATAGGATTACTGATACTGCTTCTGATGACGACTCTCTGATCGAGCACGACGACTCGTCCTTAGAAGCCGTCAACCAGTTTCTTCAGTATGGACTGAACGACGCTCAAGACTACATGATGGACTGCGGGCTGTCCGATAGGTGGGTCTCACAAGCCACGGCGATCACGTCGTGGAGCGGTACGGAATCGGATGACGGTGGACGCTACAAGGCACTAGAAAGCGACTTCTTCCGGCTGGCTGGCGACGACATGACCAGTGCGCTCAGAAAGATAGACGGCACGCGCTGGGGCAGCCTGGTGGACTTCAGGGACAGGTTCAGAGTCAGGGGCAACCGCTACTGGCTGCAAGGCACCAACCTGTGGATCGCCAGGGGTGCTAATCCACCTGCAAGCTTGATCTACGACTACCATCACCGCCTGCCTACGCTATCGAGCTCCACGGTCGATTTCCCTAGCGAGGATCGCCCGCTGATCGTGGCATACGCAGCAGAGCGAGCGATGGAGGATGCCTGGCTTCCTGGTGGACAAGAGATGGAATCCAAGATCCGCAATAAGGTTAGGACGTGCGAGCAGCGTGCGTTCCGGCGCTCACGACGCAGCAGGACACCGAGAAAGCTCAGGCCGAAACCGACGCTGGGTACACACTACTACACATAAGGACAAGTGCCATGTTGGGAATGAACGCAACGCAATACGTCAGGGTTGTAGCGACAGGGGAAAAATCTGGTTCCACTAGTGCCGCCCAGTTGCCCGATGTCACCGCTAAATGTGTGAATATCAAAGCGGTGGCAAACAACTCTGGAAACGTCTACGTCGGCTTTTCAGGAGTCACCGTGGTAGATGGTACTACCGATGTGACAAGCGGATGGGAGTTAGATGCCAAGGAAGAGACTGGGTGGATCCCAGTCGGCAACCTGGACGAGCTCTACATCATATGTGACAACGCAGGTGATGACATAGTCTACATGATAGCGAGGTAGTTAAATGGGTGCTTTCGGGATCAAAGCGATCCAACCACAGGACAACACCCATATCCTTGGGTTCGCGACAGCTCGCGATACGACAGACGAGTCGTTGCTGGAGATCTGGAACGGACCCAACTCGGGGACTCTTGTCTGCACGATAGACAAGGACGGCCAGGTCCAGGTAGCCAGTGGATCGGCGTCTCGTCCTAGTTACAGCTTCGAGGCCGACAAGGACTCTGGTCGCTATATGTCTGCCGCAGGCACGTTCCTCGATGTGATCGCTGGCACGGCGGTAGGCACCTGGACGGCTGGCAAGCTGGCCCTGGCAGGGGACTTGGAAGTAGGCGATGACGTTACGCTGAAATCGGACGCAGCAGTCCTGAATTTCGGAGCTGACTCGGACGTAAGCCTGACGCACGTTGCCGACACTGGTCTACTCCTGAATAGCACCCGACAGCTTCAATTCAATGACTCAAGCCAATACATCAGTGGCACAAGTGCCACGGTACTGTCTATCGCTGCTACTGACGAGATCGACCTTACTGCTACCGCAATAGACCTGAACGGCACATTAGATGTCTCAAGCACGCTCACTGTAGCGGGTGCTGTAGACTTTAACGGAGCTCTGGACGTAGACGGCACCACCAACCTAGATGCAGTTGATATTGACGGTGCAGTACAGATTGATTCAACGGTTACGGTTGGTGTCGATGACACTGGATACGATGTCAAATTCTTTGGTGACACAGCCAGTGCTTATATGCTATGGGATACCTCTACTGATGACTTGGTATTAGCAGGTGCCGCAGGAATTGACTTAGCAGGCGACCTGGACGTAGACGGGACCGCAAACCTAGATGTCGTAGACATTGATGGTGCTGTTGATATGGCATCAACATTGACTCTAGCTGGTAACGCAGATTTCAATGGCGATTTAGATGTAGATGGTACGTCAAATCTAGATGTAGTAGATATTGACGGAGCAGTAGACATGGCTAGCACGCTGCAAGTAGATGGAGCAATAACAGGCTCTAGCACTATACAGGGCACGACGATCACTGCTACGACAGCCTTTGTTCCTGACGCATCAGATGGAGCTGCGCTAGGTACAACGTCACTAGAGTTCAGCGACCTATATCTTGCGGATGCTGCGGTTATCGGATTTGGTGATGACCAAGACGTAACCCTGACGCACGTTGCGGACACGGGGCTGCTCCTTAGCGGCACCAGCGAACTGCAATTCAACGACGGCACTCAGTACATACAGGGTGCCAGCGCCACAAAGTTGCTTATAGCTGGGGGCGCAGAAGTAGAAGTCAACACTGTGCTCGTGGACGTAAATGCCAATTTGGATGTGTCGGGAACGAGCACACTAACTGGCAACGTCACCATGAGCGCAGATGCATCAGTAGGGGATGATCTGAGCCTGGTTTCCGACGCTGCCGTACTGAATTTCGGAGGCGACAGTGAGGTCAGCCTTACCCACGTTCACGACACCGGACTGTTACTCAACTCCACTAGGCGTATCCAGTTCAACGACGCCAGCCAGTATATCGGTGCGAGCTCAGCCGCTGACCTGGATATTGCGGCGACCACCGATGTCAACATCGATGCTACCACGCTAGACGTTAATGCGGCACTGACTGTGTCAGGTACGTCGGTGCTGACAGGCAACGTCACAATATCCGGCGACCTCACGGTGGATGGTACGACCACAACTATCAACTCAACCACGATCTCGGTAGACGACAAAAACATTGAGCTTGGCTCAGTCGCTTCCCCATCCGACTCTACAGCAGACGGTGGTGGTATCACGCTAAAAGGCGCAAGCGACAAGACAATACTCTGGGAGAACGACACCGACTCCTGGGACTTC